CCTTTGATCGGAGAGCCAGTCCTAACCAGGTTTTGGAACTCTTCTTCTCGTGTCAGTTTACGCATGAAGTCTTTGGTGTCTGCTACATGCACATGGAGAGTCTGGATAACCACCCCGCCCGCAGCACCTCCCCGAGGTATGACTGTCTCCCCTGGGGTAAGCATGGCGGGAATCGAGTCCCCTACTCCCACCCCTGGGACTATGCCACCTGCGTGCATTCTTAGTGGGGACCTATTGGCAACAGAAGATACGTTAGCGCCAAGGGCTGCTTGGAAGGCTCGGAGGTTTAACTTAAAACCTTCTGCGATATTAGCTGAGTCAAGTAACTCATCATTTAAATCTGCAAAACCGTCTTTTGTTTTTTCTGTCTCATCATTGAGAGAGGCTAAAGTTTTTTGATAATTACCTTCTACTTCTATCTCATCGATGTTTACACGAGGTATTTTGTTTATCAATCTGATGATGAAGTTAACAATACCTATGATAAACCTAACTATACCTGTAATAACACTAGCAAAAGCTTCTATGATTGGTAGAAAAAACCTGACTAACATTCCAGTTATCTGGGCAAAGGCGTCTGCAATCATGAACAATGGTTCCATGAAAGGCTGAACAACTTCTACCAATGAGTTAAAGATGTTGTTTAGTGGTACGAGGACAGCCTCAAAACCCTGGGTGCTTTGCATCAACTCAATGAAAGCCCCTATAAAACCTCCCCCAGAAAAGGCAGCTACCAATCCACCTAGTTTTGAACCCCCTACAGCTGCTCCACCTATTTCAGATAGAGGCCCTATTACATTATCATCTATGGCTTTCGATATTTTTGCCCCAATATCGAAACGAGGTACAAGAGCCCCTGTGCCTCCCATACCCCCAAGAGCAGGGGTCTCTTTAGGGATAAATTTTCTAAGTGCTTCATTGAAGTTTATTCTAAACTGAGTATCGGTAATTGTCTTAACAAGGTTAGAGCCTAGAGCAGCCTCTATAGCTCTCTTAGAATTTGCAAAGGCTTTTTTGTATATCTCTAAAATTGTACCGTCAGCTTTTTCCATCGTTTCAGGAAGAGTCGCTTTGAGCCCTTCAAACGTACTTACGATGGTATCGATGGCGAAAGACTTTACATCAAAGTCCTTTATTGCGTCTGTGCCCTCTAGTTTTAAGATTTGAAACTTTTCACTAAGTGTATTTAAAGCGCCTTTGACTATCTCTGCTGAACTTATCGACTTTTCAATTTCTTCTAACTTGGCCTTTTGAGCCTCTGCTAATCGTTTTGCTTCTTCTTTTTCATCCCTGTCTGCTAAAGCTTTGGGGTCAGCTAATTCCACTGGAGGGCCTTCATCTCCAGGTCTAGGTAAGGCATCTGGAAGTTTTGTGTCAAAAACAAAAAAATTAAAAAGGTTGATCAGTTTAGTAATTTTTTTCAACTCTTGATCTATGACAGGGGCAAGCGCATCCCCAACATTCTTTGCAAACGTATCAAAGTTATTACCAAGATTTTTGAGAGACACAGATAAAGTCTCCCGCATGATCCTACTTTGTTCGTTGATAGCCCCATTAGAGTCTTTAAGTTCTCTATTGAACTCTTTGTACTTTGATATATTTCGTGTAAGTGCGGTTACCGCTCGTGCTGCATTACTGTTGAAGATTTGAAATGAATCCCCAGCAGTCATGTTGGCTTGTGCTAACTGACCAAGAATACTGGTCATGGAGAGCATGTTACCGTCTACGTCATGTGTGACTACACCGAACTCTAGTAACTTTTTAGTGGCTCTCTCTGTTGGTTTGGCCAAGTTCATGAGCATGGCTTGGAATGCACGACCCGCCAAGCCTGCCTCAAGACCTGTCTCACCAAGTAATGATAGAGCTGTTACAACATCTTCAAACTGCAACCCGACTGTAGATGCAATGGCACCGGCAAACTTAAAACCTTCACCAAGACTTTGAATAGATACGTTTGCACTGGCAGATGCTTTAGCGAGTACATCAGCTACACCGCGAAGGTTTGATAACTCCATTCCAAAAGATTTCAATATTCGAATGGAAAGGTTAGCAGCTTTGGCTATATCTAGGCCCGCTGCGGTAGCCAAGTCAGCAGTTGTTTGTAAAGCTAAACCAATCTCTTCAGCCTTGAAACCTGCCCGTCCAAAAACTTCAGCTGCTTCTAGTAGGGCTATATTAGAGTGTTCAGTATTTATCGATACAGCTTGAACTGCCGAGCTAAGGATATCAAAATCCCTCGATGTCCCGCTGGTAATTGCTCGAACATTTGCTAGACCTTGCTCAAACTGTTTAGACTGTTCCACTGCATGGACAGCGAAAGCTGAGAACCCTCTTATGGTCGCATTGAAAGCTGCTAACCCTGCCGCTGCTGGACCTAACTTAGATGTAAGTTGGGAAAACCCCTTCCCCAGCCCTTTTGTGAATTCTTGTGTAGACCTGTTAAAGGGGTCCCCTCTGCCCGCATTGAAGGTAGACATAGGCATTTTGGGCATTGCGGCAGCGGGGGGTGCCCCCTGAGTACCTTTAACGCGAATCCTAGTTCTAGCCCCTGTAGCTTTGTCTACAACATTGAAAGCCCTGATATAGCTTTGTTGAACCTTCTTTGCGGATTTCTCCGCATCTTTTTCAATCTTTCTTGCAAACCTCTCAAAGGCTTTGGCTGTTTTGTTAAGGGTTCTAATGAGTTCTTTCGACTCACCAGATATATTGACTTCTACTTCTCCGACGCTTGCCATTCCCGTCCCTTACCCTTTTTCCAAAACGCATCATGATCTGACTTGTCTACGTTTTGTTGAAGCTCAGCCAATACCTCTGCACCACTCTGGGGCTTATTGGATTTCTTACCTCTTAGTTTTTGAGGTGTAACCTTCTGCCCTTTCTTAGCCCAAGGGGACACACTTATGCTTGCATGCCAAGCAATCATATCCATCTGCATGTCGATACGATCTGTATAACCTTGGCAATAACAACCAAACTCACCCAGAGTCATATCCCAAAACTCATGAGGCTTGAGGCCGATCTGGGCCGCCTGGATTAGTAGGCGAGCCCAATCTATTTTCCCTCGTCTTCCTCATCTTCGGAATCTACAGTGTATGAATTAGCTCCAGGCAACGAAGAAGCCAAAGCCTCAAAAACTGTTGTTAGAAGATCGGCTAACTCACCATCATAATCATCTAACCAGTTGCCCACCTTGGTAGGGGTTAGCTTCTTATCATCATGCAAAAGACCTACGAACAAAGCGTCTCGAAGAAGTTTAATGCCTACGGAATCTCCTGACATTAGCTTCATGATCCCCTTGCCAGTTAAGTCTTCTAGCTGAGCAATCTGGTTGGTGCGAAAGCGAACGACCCTTTCGCGCCCACCAATAGTTACTGTAGTCTCACCACGTGAAGAATTTGCACTCATGTTTTACCCCGGTTAGTTAGTTAATTAAGACGATAAGTTAAAATCGTAGTCAGTGGTGCTAGTAAACGGAATTGATACTCTAGCTGAAACATCTACTCGCTGAACATCTTCTTCACCTGTAGATAGTGAAATACTAGTCACAAACATTTTTCCAGCTAGCTTTCCACTAGATGTTCCGTTAGGTAGGTACTCAAAATCCAGTATACCTCCAGCATTAGCTCCATTAGCTGCGTTCAAGTCTTGAAAGCTATTAAGAACATCTAGCTGTGCAGTGTCCCCATTACTTGCGTAAATGAATGAAAAGTCACATGTCATGTCTGTGTTACCTTTCACATACCGTCTCTCTCCAGCATCATCAAAACTTGTGACATCAATCTCTCCAGCACTCATGCTAAAAGAAACATCAGTAAGTTTTGCAATAGCTGCCAGAGTTCCACTATCAGCAACAACTTTCAGTACCGCTGAACGTCCTAAAGTCTCGTTAGCCATTTCTCTCTCTCCTTATTTCGTAAGTTCTACGTTGATCGACCACTCGTGGTGACCTGTATCATCAGTGCCAATATAAATTGGATCTGACGTAGTTGTTCTAGCTTCTACATAACCCGTTGGTGGGTTCATATCGATTGCTGCTAGCACACTATCAGCCAACGTTACTCCCCCAGAAAAATCGTTCCTATCAGACCTAACTAATATCTGGACAGTTGGTCTTTCCAAACCACCTTTAGCGCCCCCATCTAGAAAAGCCTCTACAGGAAAACCACCTGTACCAATCACAAATACTGCCGTATCGGGTATGCCTGAACCCACATCCCTAATTGGACCAGCGAAACAATTGGTCCCTAATGTTAGGGACCCTACGCTGGATGCTACTTTCGTAGCTATGTCTAGTGGGGTAGGCATCTAACTATTTAAACCTTACAGTCTTCAGGTCTCCCAAACGGGTTCCTTTTGCAGCGTGCTCTCTTGTCCCTTTAGCTATGCGCCTATCCATACCTTTAGCAGAGTCCCTCATGGGTCTAGCTAAATAACCGGCCCTAGGACCAGGGTTCTTTTCGCTACCCGCGTGATGCTCGTGTTGAAACAAGGCATAAGGGGTGTTGTATGTTAAGCTGGCTTCAGGTCTCTTGTTCGTTTTAGGGGGTTTAACCATAGCCGACCTCTTCAAGTCACCTTGGTCTACAGGTACAATTTTCTGACTTTTTTTCATCACCCGTACAGCTTCATCGTGGATAGCTGCTGCAAAAGCATCCTTCGCAGCTTCCTCTAAAATGTCCATATTCTTCAAAACATTTTTGATGCCGTCTACACTCACACCATACAAAGCACCTTTAAAGCCAGCGGACTTACCCTTGCTAAGCTTTTTCTTTGTGGCGGTGAATAAACCGGGTACTTTAAATTCCTTAAACTTCGCCATCGCTCAACTCTTCAGATTCAGGAGTAGGGGCTGGTTTAGGCTTCTTCGCCCTCTTCTTCTTAGGGGCGGGTTGAGGTGTCTGTCTGCCTGTAGGGGTGTCTTCATCTACAAGTTCAGCTACACCTTCTTTTACTAAACGTTGAGCGTCTTCCTCACTGGTATCGTAAACATAATCTTTTATGTGAGGTGTCGATGTTCTAGCTCTATTAGATACGTAGTAGCCAGGCTCAGTAATTTTAATTTTCATATCAGCCTCACAATATCGTTCTGTAGAAGTCTACGTTACCTAGCTCATCGTACAACACTTCAACCCGCTTCGGTTTGTAGCCGTTGTTCACGTCGCTTGTTGATGCACCAGGGAGGAATACTAACGAGGTCTTGGGAATCTGCGTCTCAGAGATAATGACTATCTCGGATTTTTCTTCTTTCCCGTTAGCTGTCTCGACTATGCGAGATGTATTCTCTACCCTCGCGCTCAAAGTAGTAGCGCTGCCAAAACCAGGGTCTCCGTAATTATTACGGGAAGACTCTGACTTTATACTCACTGTTAAAGTCAGCTGACTTTTTAGCTGCGCGTCCATCAGTGTCGATGGTATTCATTGTCCTCATCAAGGACAATTCTATCATCCTGCCCAACCTTGAATCCGGGCTGGACGTTGGATGTGTTTTGGTCGAGTGAATCCTTGCCAGAGATAGTAAGGCCACCGGCAAACACTTCGGCGTGCCGGTTGACCCTACTTCTCAGCATGGATGCACGAGCCTCATACGCCTTGGCTCGTTGACTGGCTTTTACTTTGAGTTCCCCATTTTCAGTATCTGCCTGACGTGCGAACTTGGACGCGATCAATTCACATGCGGTAGCCGCACACTCTATGATCTTTGTCTCAATAGTCAGGAGATAGTCTATCTCTGCATCGGCAAGCAGTTGGTCGCTACTGTTTGTGTCTCCACACCAGAAACGGACTGCCTCCCGATTAGAGTTAGCTGGGTCTCCACCGTAAGTAAAAGCCATGACTCTACCTATTAAGCAGTAGTAGTATTGGTGAAGAAAAAGCCCAATGATGAAGAAACAAGTTTCTGATCATAAGCCATTTCCATCTCAATACGATCTGAGCGCAAGTGATCCATACGGAATCGGCTTACCCGCTGACCCTGATTAGAACCCTGATACCCAGACCACGTAAACGTGTACCCAAGGCTTGGATGCATGAGTGATGGAGTTTTTGGAGCATAAGCTAGAAGAGCATTACTTGCTCCATAAATACGCGAGTAAGATGCAGTTGCACCTTCATTCGCTGTATTTCTAATAGCCCGTGCTACCAAAACTTCTTCAAGACCGAGAAGTGAAGCTAAGAGCTGCTCAGTTGCAACACCTTGCTGAGTGTACTTGATACGGTCAAGAACATCAGAGTTGTTCTTCAGCTCTGTAAAAGCATTAACACCGCAAACAAGTTTGTTTGGACGGTAGCCTGTCAACCCTTCTACGGCATCCATTTTTGCTTGGATGTTTTCAATAGCGCTAGCAGCATCAAACTTTACAACACCACCTGTGTCATCATTTACACCGTTTGTATAAGCAGTTTCTGTAAAGAACGTTGAGGCCCAATCAAGCTCACGCTTGAGAAGCATGTGCTGAGTAAGGAACTCAACCGCATCGCGGTTCATATCCAAGGGAGCATCAGCGTTCGCACGTGTCGCATCATCGATATCCTTGTGAAGTGCAATGACATCACAGCTATACGTTTCGGTGCTGAGGTTGTAACCTGATCCCGCAGACTCAGTTCCCGGCGCACGGAGTCTTGCATCTGTGCGGAAGAAATCATCCTGGGTGTAAGTGAAATATTTATCAGTTTGTTTTGCAACAGGAACTGATGGAAAAACTCTATCTGCGATAAAGTTAGACATGTCGTTCTTGAATCCAACACTAAGGTTGGTCAAGGGGGTGTCTACATGAACATCTGTACTAGTTGGCTGTGGCATTTTGAGACTCCTTTACGCTTGCTTGCCGTTTTTCTGAAGAAGAACAGCAACGATGTCTCCGTTGGCTGTGGGATCTTCTAAGGCGACCCCCATCCGAAATGACCCTGTGTCCGAAACCTTACCAGCCGAGTTAGAATCACAGCCGACGTTGTAGCCTGCTCCGAGTCCTGACTCAGTTCCGATATAGAGTTTGGTAACACCGTAAACACAAATAGTAGCAGGCTGACCTGCGGTGGGCTTGTTTTGAAGAACACCGATCGGGTTGGCATCATCACCCGTCAACGCAGCCTTGCCATCCGTATCCACAGCAACAAAGTAGTACTGTTTCGCCGAAAGGTCAGCAGCTGCCTCCAGGGTAATCGTTAGTTGGTTTTCTTGAAAAGCCATTTTAAAATCTCCTCGTTAGTTACTCTGAACGTATTCAGTGTAGAGTTTTCGACCTTCATCAGACTTCATCACAACGTCGTATGCTTTCGCATATGAAACGCCAGGATTCTCTGAGCAGTGCTTCTGCGCCAGAGCA